ATGCAAGAGCCATATCATGTGAACAAGATGATGGTGCGCCAACGCACCTGGGATCCAGGCACAGAAAGTTATGAAACCACACAGGGCAATGCTTTCCAAGTAGAGCGACTCATGCCTGTGCCATACAAGCTGACTATTGACTTGGATATATGGACATCAAATACCAACCAGAAGATGCAGTTGTTTGAACAGATCGCCACGCTGTTTAACCCTGCGCTGGAGATACAAGCCACGGACAACTACATTGACTGGACCAGTCTCACGGTATGCAATCTTGACAATGTCAAATGGTCAAGCAAAACCATTCCCGTAGGCACCAATGTGAACGAGCCATTAGACATCATGACCATGACATTCAGCATGCCTATCTGGATCTCATCACCGGCCAAGATCAAGAAACTGGGTGTGGTAGAACGTGTGATCGCCAGCATCTTTGACGCACAGGGCGACGCTGTGAACGCTATAAGCAACAACGACTTGCTGCTGGGCACACGACTCAAAGTCACACCCTGGGGTTATCAGGTATTACTATTGGATGGACAGTTACAGGTACTACAACCTCCGCAGCCTGTTAATCCAGATCGCATCAGTCTAGCACCATTTGACTTTCCCATCGTGGAAAATCCACAGATCACTTGGCCCACTGTGATCAACGCATATGGTGTGTTACGCCCAGGTATCAGTTACATCACCTTGGACAATCCTTGGAATCCAGATTCCAGCATCGTGGGCACTATTGCTGTGAATCCCGCAGATGATCGATTGTTGATCTACAACATTGATCCTGACACAGCGCCGCAAAACACATTGAGTCCGGTAGATGCTGTGATCAATCCACTCACTGCCGGACCCGGAGATGGGCTTGATCCTGCTGCCGTGGGTCAACGATACCTGCTGAATGAAGGCACCGGCGATGCTGACAATTCAAGCAATCCCATAGCATGGCGTGGCACAGGTGGACAACCTTTGATCGCCAATGCCAACGATATCATCGAATACAATGGCACACGTTGGGTCATCGCATTCAACAGTGCCAGCACTGATCCTCAATATGTGGTCAATCTTACCACTGGCATCCAATATTTCTGGAACGGAATCAAATGGGTCAAGAGCATTGATGGCCTGTACACCGGAGGCTCATGGAACCTGGTATTGTAAAAGCAGTAGGTGTTTGGTTCTATTGCGTGAGAACACGCTGCTATCTATATCTTTTACGCAACGATTCTAAATACCCTGACACCTGGGGACTGGCCGGTGGCAAAGTAGAACCCGATGAGACCTTGATCACTGCGGTTGAGCGCGAATGTAGTGAAGAATTGGGCAGCATGCCCGAGTACCAGCAGTTGATACCCATTGAAAAATTCACATCACCCGATGGTGGATTTGAATATCATACCTTCTGGTGTAGGGTAGATCACGAATTCATTCCAGAACTCAATCACGAACATGTGGGCTATGCCTGGATACACAGCGGCCGATTGCCCAGACCACTACATCCTGGATTGTGGAATACCGTGAATCTAGATGCTATACAAAAAAAGATAGCAAGCCTAGAAATCACCTGCGTTTAATCAAAGAAGAACATCTGCCATAATCGGCAGTTGTCATTGTTGTATCCAAAATAATCTGTGGCTGAATGTAAGTATCCAGCATTGAAGATCACCAAGCGATTGTACACATTGCCAAAGTTGTCCACGGGCTCAAATATGGTCCTATCCAAGTTCTGACTGCCGGGTCTAAAACACTTGTTCACATCAGGATGACTGAGATGTCGCACATCGGTGCCTTTGAGTGCGTGAGTGGATGTGCCGGTCTGATAAGGTGCATCAGGTGTGAGATACAGCATGCCAGCCCAGCGTTGTGGGTCGCAGTGATAAACCAAGGGTTCACCTTCTTTGCATACTTGGAATCTGCCATTCATTCCGTATTCTTCCCACTTCTCGATCTTGCGATTCATGATGTATTCGAATTCTTCTTTCAACCCTGGAAACAAGAACTGCTGTTTGGTGCGATTGCCTATGTAATACTTGCCGATGCCGCCTTGGTCGTACTCTTGTTCTAGCGCAAACTTTCTGATAGCGTCAGGATCTTGATAGAAATTGTCCACGATCCACACACCCGGTCTGGGCTGTGAATTAAACAACTCTGATTTTTTCCGAGCAATATGCACCACAGGCGCTGACTTGGTTTCTACCAGCGGAGATTTAGGCATGCCACATATCTTCAAGTTGTGATTGATAGCGTCTATGTAGATCTGATGCATCTTGAAGTTGTCCTTGAGATGCACCATGATCTGGCGACTCTGTTCAGTGAGACCCACATGCCATGAAGCCACACCTTTCTGGAACAACAATCCACAGTAACCTGGATACTGATCAGTGACCATAGGGGCAAGCCCAAAGTCAGCATAGGTCAGGCCCAGCACTGCTGTGGTGTAACTTTCTTGCCATTCACGATGTTTCTCATACAATCTACTCAACAAGAAGTATGCTTCTGGACGATTTGACAGCAATGCGATAGCTTTGAGCAGCAGCCCTTTTTCAGTATCATCTCGAGTTTTTTGTTTTTCTAAACAGATACAGCATCGCATGAGTGCTTCGTACTGTTGTTGGTCAGTGGTGCTGCGTTCTGCGGTGCGTAGATAGAAACTCACTGCTGCACCGGTCTGCCCTAGGTTTTCGTATTCTTGCCCCAGCAAGAAGTTGATTGTGGGATCTTCGGAGTTTTCAATGTACGGATGTAGGTATTTCATGTTATTTTACAAAGGTTATAACTTTTGGATCTGTGGCATTTTCACAGTAGTTGCACAGTTTAAAGCAGGTCTGATCTTCAGGGATCAAATCTTCATAAGTCTGTTCATGCAAGTTGCCAATGATGTGATCCAGTCCATAGTCCATACAGCACAGACTCACATCACCATTGGGCAGCAACACATTGTGATACAAGCCTTCTACACATCCGCAGGTCTTTGGTCCTTCGTGTGTGATCGCGTTCCAACGATCTCTTAGAGTGATCAACTGTGGTTTGGCCACTGCTTCACGGAACAGGTTGCCGGCTCTGCTCCACATGGCGTAACTGGGTGCTCGATCAAATATGTGTCGAATGCTAGGATGTAATTCAGCACCCATGCTCATCTTGGAAAAGTTCTTGACCCTGTGATGATTGTCTCGGAACCATTCCAAGGTCTTGATATAACCCGGAGTGATTGGATGGCGTGCTAACATCTCGGCGTCAGGCAAGTGCAGCACAAAACCACCATTAGGGTTGCCAGCAAATGGTATATGTGCTATGGCTTCCATATCTTCAATGCTTACACCTACGCCTGTGGTGAATACACTAACAGGATGACCTTGATTGTGTGCATACAGCACCATGTCTGTGCAATATTTGTTCATCCAAGGTTCTGTGAAGCCAGCAAAAGTGATACGCACATCTGTGGGCACTTTGTCGATCATTGATTTGTAGTCGTCCAAACTCATGATCCTGTTGCCTTTGTACACATCTTCCAAGGTGCGTTGTGGACAGAACACACAATCAACCACACAGCCTTTTTCCGGAATGATTGTGGTTATTTCCAATGTGGGCGCAGGGTAGTGCTGCCATTTTTTCTTGTCTCGGGGTGCTACGCTGTTATCAATGTACAGCATACATGCGGCATAGTGATCAATGAACCAGTCATCAAACAATGCCCACTTGATATCCACATAGTCAATGCTGAGTATATGGAAGTTTGTAAATTCTTTCAGGTAGGTATCTCTGAATCGGCGGAACTTGGCCTTGTGTGCTGGTGTGGCCAAATGTATCTCCATGGCTATCTTACGCACATTGTTCATGATCCAGTCATGATTTTCATCTGTAAAAAAATCGTATTCTCCACCTTCGCAGTCCATCTTGAGGAAGTCTATGTGTGTGAGTTTCTGCTGTTCAATCAGCGTGGTAAACTTGATGGTTTCTAGTATCACGCCATCTGTGCCATCACTGTGTGCTTGTTTGGTTTCGTCGTAGAGGCCGGCTAGATAGTTCAATCCATCTGAATGGCCCAGGGCACGGTTTATGGTCGTGACATCCAGTCCAGTGTGGCTGACATTTTTTACCAGTGTGGGATACAGTTTGTTGTGTGGTTCAAGACAGATCACTCGGCCGGGTTGTTGTGGAACTATGCTCCACACAAATGGCCCGGCACTGGCTCCAACATCTAGCACCACATCGCCGGGCCGGATCTCAAAGAACCGTTGATATGTGTTGTCAGCAAAGATCTCTTTTTTCACAGTGGCATGGAACCAAGCATTGTTGGCTGCTACACCCCAGTCAAACTCATGTTCCACACCGTCGTCTGTGGT